CGGAAATAAGGAGTAATAACAATGAGTAGTTACAAAGAATCGCTAGAAGCAGCAGGTGCAGAGGTACTGGCGTTTGAATCTTTTGGTTCTTATCAAGGTGATTGGGTTGCATTAGTTTGGTATATGTAAGTCATGTTGGTTACTCCTATGCTTCTATTAGTGTGCTTTAATATCGGCAGAATGGTAGGAGTGGAATAATATGAATACAGCACGTAAAACCTTAGAAGATATATACCGTGATTGGCGTAATAACTATCTAACAGTAGATAAGTTTGCAGAACATAATGGCTTAACAGCTATGCAAGCAACAAAGTTATTAGCCTTAGCACAAGAAGTCTTTACAACAACACACCCTGAAGCATAGGAGTAACCAACATGACTTACATATACCAAACTATAAACGAATCACAATTTATTGATGCCTTTAGACAGGCGGGAAGGAAAGACCAGTTTAGTTATAAGGCACTGCAAGCTTTGTATGAATACTATGAAGAGTTGGCCAATGATACAGGGGAACCCTTTGAGCTAGACGTGATTGCAATTTGTTGTGATTGGGCAGAGTTTAAGGACATAGAAGAGTTTAAAGAAAGCTATGGTGAAGAGTATGAATCTTTAGACGATATCAGAGATGCAACACATGCTATAGAATTAGATGATGGTTCTTTTCTAGCCTTACAATTTTAAAGAGAAGGTGTAAACTAGGGTGAGGTACCAGGGTAACGCACAAAAGCGGAGTATCACTAGGACTAACACATAAATATAACACAAAGTTTACAGCTACATAGGACACATTAACTAAAATTAACTTGACAAAGGTAGACAACTAAGGTATACTTATAGTATACAGGTAGTAAAGAAGATAGGTTTACTACTTAAGTTATCTACACTTAGACAACTATAGGATACTATGAGTATACTTAGAGTTACATTGAGGGGTTTGGTTGTGTTGTCTTATGCGTACGGACAAGAGATTTATGATACAGTAGTAACAATAGAAAGGATAGTAGAATGACTGCAACAATTATAAACATTGAAGATATGCGACAAGGGATTAAGGTTAAGCCACGTGTTAACTTAAAGGGTGCAGAAGTAATTGACTTAGCTAATCACGAAAGTGTTACTGATAATGACTTGACACCTGCCCCATTTGATGATATACTGGACTTGTTAGATAAGATACTAAAAGTTAGAGAGGATAAGGACTATGAATAACGTAGTAAAATTTAAGACTAAGACAGGTAGTGTGTCGTTTAGTTCTGAGTACAAAGAGAAGTATTTAGTAACACCACATGGACCAAGGGCTATCAACTATCTAGTCTTTAGTGTTAACCGTAGACCACAATATAATCCATCTAAGGAATGGCAGTCACTACCTAAGAGATAACAACTATAATAAACAGGAGAATAGTAATGAGTAAAGCAGCTTTTAAATTAGGATGGCCTGAGTGTGATAACTTCCCTGTCATAGACACAAGCTCATGTTTAGATAAGGACTTTGATGATTGGTGTGCTTGTCCTTTAGCAGTGTACTATGAGGAACAAGAGGATGTTAGAGGCAAGTACCTGAATGTGATGGTGTAGTATGTTTGGCTTAGGCAGTTACCCATTATATACAATTATAGAAACAAAAGAAAAGGAAACTAACATGATTAAGTTTAAAAAACTAAGTAAACCTGAAGTAGTGGCCACTTATACCCTAAGAATACGTGAACATAAGGAAGGAGTGGCAATGGGTAAAGAGCTTGAATTGTGTGGTGATAACTTGTATATTTATAACACTACTAAGAACAATTGTAGAAACAATCACGTACGTTTAACACTAGATGAGGTTCAACAATTGGTAGACTTCCTAAACGAGTACGGAAATAAGGAGTAATAACAATGAGTAGTTACAAAGAATCGCTAGAAGCAGCAGGTGCAGAGGTACTGGCGTTTGAATCTTTTGGTTCTTATCAAGGTGATTGGGTTGCATTAGTTAATTACAATGGTACTAAAGGTTGGGTTAGTGGATACTATGGTTCATGCAGTGGGTGTGATGCCTTTGAAGCAGAAATTGGTTATACTTCTGATGAAGATAGCATAGACTACAAAGAACGAGTTAAGCAATTTGGAGAAGGGTATCTTGAACATATACTTAACACTGAAGACATGTTAAAGAACGCTAGTAAGAACTTAGATTGGGATATGGATGCACAGAAAATGGTAGACTTTATCAACAACAATAAAGAGTTATAGAATGAAGTACCCAACATGGATATGTACAGCGTGTGGACATGAGTATTGTAGGGTTAAGGAACCTAACTACCATACAAGAGAGGGTGCTACATACCATATGAATGACTGTGATATCTGTAGTGTGTACACTATGGTCACTGAACCAAGAGACTTTGGATACCTTACTAAACAATCAGTTAAACTATTAGACATAGAGGAGTAACTAACATGCCATTAAATATGGAACAAACAAGAAGACTGTCTGAATTACGTAGGCTTTTCTGCGAAGGGTCTTTTAGTACAGATGATGAGGACGAGTATCGTGCGCTAATGGATGAAGCAGGTAATCTAGCCTATACTATTGATGAGTTAGATGGCGTTACCTCAAGTTCTTTATCCCCTGTCAGTGACCTATCTAATACTTTAGATTGTATTACTTTAGCTAGATATCGTACAGCATTAGATGCTTTGTCTGGGCTAAGAAGTCCTATAGTTTTTACTACTACTGGTGAATCTGCTAGATGGAGAAGCTATGATACTGGAGAAGAAGTAGATGACACACCCAAGTTTGGATTAGTATTTACTGAAGCTAAAGGGTATCATAAGGTACTACCTAATGGTATTGAACAAGCTAAATACACACAGCTTAAAGTAAACTTAGATGATTGGAAAGAAATTCCTAAACCTACTGTATCTTATGAAGAGTACAAGCCTCAGAATAAAGTTTTATTTGAAGAAGCTATTAGGTTCTCAGGTTACAAGAGTGTTATGCCATTGAAATATGTTGGACCTCACCCTACTACTTACGAATGTTTTATAGTTGATGGGAATAATCGTAGCCGATATGTAAAAATTTCTGTTGACGATAGCATAGATACATACACTCATAGCCTAGCACAACCTTTCAAGATAGCTATTAATAATAAGTTAAGAACTGTTAGTCATACAATTGGATCGTATCTTGTTCTTGATACAAATAAGGGTCAGCGATTTGTTAAAGCTGATCAATCAATTAAATGTTTTCATAAGTCAGAGTTAGAACCTCATGTTGATACTACAAGTGACATACACAAATTGTTATCTACTCATGGTGAGGATACTAAGTTAGGTATAGTGCTTAACGCAAACTTTAAAAGTGTGGTGGACAATATGAATATGAAATTATCTTTAATGCAATGGTTATCAGGTAGGCTAAACAAGTATGGAATTGATTGGAATGGTACAGTTAAGACCACACGTAGAGTATTTATATGTGAGAGTACACATAAGTTTATTGTATACAATGGTTCTATGTGTCAACGTATTGCTACTAACAGAGGTTGTGATATAGAAAACTCAGAGTTATTCTATTGTGATAAGATACTTGCTGAGAATTTTAGAATGTGTAACCTATCAGGTAAGTGGTATAGAAGTCAAGACATAGTAAGAGCCTCTATATACTTTACTGAAAACGATGGGTTAATGTACCACGATGACAGGGGACATACTAAACCTATTGATTCAGATGTTATGTATGATGGTTACTTTAATCCTGAATTTCTACACAGCATAGGTTATTGGTTTCATTCACACCACGGTTGTTATAAGTATGGTAAACCTGATGAAAGTAAACGTATGTTCTTCCCTTATAGTCAAGATGTAACACAAGTACGTACCTCATTCCTTAAGCATAGTAGTGAGAGACAAGAGAGAGAGTTTAACCCTAAGCTACAAAGAAAGTACAGATACTTTGGTGCTGAGTTAGAGGTAGTAGATCAGACAGGTAATAGAGAAGATGGTACTATTAAAAAACTAGGTAGTAAGGTAGCTAAGTATTGTATCTGTAAACCTGATGCCTCTCTACCCGCTGGTGGTGTAGAAATCATTAGTGTACCTGCTACCTTAAAGTATTGGCAGACCTCTAGCTTATGGAAGTTTATAGAAGAAGAAGTACCATGTAAAGCACTGCAATACAAACAGTGTGGCTTACATATACACGTGAGTAAGAACACAATGACACCATTTACTTTAGCTAAGGTACTCTTGTTCTTTAGTGAGGATAAAAACAGTGAGTTCTTACAGTGGATAGCTGGTAGAGACTACAACAACTTCTGTCAGAAGAGAAACAAACCACTGTTAAAGACTGAGACAGGTAAGTTAAGACTCTCTAAAGAAACTAAACATGAGGTACAGACAAGCACTAAAGAGAATCAGTTAACCTCTAATGACAGACATGCAGCGTTAAACATATGCCGTAAAACTGTGGAGTTTAGACTATTCAAGGGTGACGAACGTGCTGTTAGCGTGTTGTCTGCAATGGAGTTCTGCGATAGTATCATTAACTTCTGTGATCAGTCTGCTGTAGGTTCTCTGATACATACAGACTATATCGCATGGTTAGAGCATGGTATTAAAGCATACCCTAACTTAAGAAAGAAACTTGCAGTGCCTAACAAGTGGACTAAAGCCTTTGAGTATTCACCTAAACATGTAGAAAAGGAAGTAGTATTATGTGCGTAATAATTTATAAACCAATTGAAGCAGCACTCTCTAAAGAAACACTACAAGAGGGTATGCGCTGTAACTCTCATGGATGGGGTTTAATGTATGCTCAGGATAATGTCCTGTGGTATGAGAAGGGCATCGGTGGATTCAAACAGTTCTATCGTAGATACAATGAGTTAGAACTAGCTGATAAGGCAGTAGCTATACACTTTAGAATCAAGACACATGGTAAAATAAATGAACACAACTGTCACCCTCACGAGGTACTTAATGGTGATGGCAAGGCTTTGTTTGTTATGCACAATGGTATTCTTGCAGGTTACAGTGATCCACAAGATAAGAAGAGTGATACTCGTTTGTTTGCTGAGGAGTTAGCTACTACTTTAAGTTACAATCCTGATTTATTAAATGATAAGTTGTTTACTGATATGTTACATAAGAAAACTGAAGGCAGTAAGCTATTGTTTATGGACAATGCAGGTAACATTAAGTTCTTACATGAGGACAAAGGTAATTGGACGGACGGTGTATGGTACAGTAATCTATCTTGTCGTATTACACACTATAACAACAAACCTGCTGCTCTACCACCTACTAGTAACTATCCTTATGAACGTGATTGGCCTGACGATGGTGATTACTCTTATGGATGGCAAGATGGTAAGGTATGGGATAACAAAGTACAGGGTTGGGTATGGAAGGATGAAGTAAACAAGGGACCAGTAGGTATAACGGTTACAACTGTAAGTGAAACCACTGATGAGACTACAATAGATGAGCCACAACCTGATACCTCTTGGACTAAACAGGAAGTAGAAGAGTTTAAGTTAATCATGAAGGATAAGTTTGAACTCATGCTTGATTGTGTTGAGAACTACACTGAAGCGCGTGCCTTATTAGAGTCACACCATGACGAAGAGGAAAGAGAGATACTTTTAAAACTTCTAGATGAAGAGGAGGCTTGGGATAGAGAAAATCAAAAAGCTATAACTGTACTGAAAGAAGAATACGGTGTAGAAGATACAGGTGATTTGATTAGTGATGATCCTTATCTTGTTAACCAAGTGGTACAATCACAACTTAAGAAAGACAATAAGATTGTGGAACTAAGACCAAGCAAGGAACAAGTACAAGAAGGTGTTGACTTACTAAGAAAAACTATACTTAAAAAACAGGAGGCTAAATAACATGACACTAAAAGCAGAACAATTTCAAGAACATAACAATAAGGTAATGACACTTAGAGATATGTATGAGGACTTATACAAGGCACACTTTAATCTTAGTGGTCACGAACAAGCTGACATTGTTAAGTACACTGAAGGAACTAAGATCATTGAAGGGTTGTTACTATAATGTCACGCTGTCGCATTTGTGATACCATCATGTCTAACTTAGAGTTGGCACAAGATGAATACGATGTGTGTTTTAATTGTAAAGACAAGGCTAATTATCTATGGGACATTGACGGACTACAAGAAGATGACTCGATGGATGATTTAGATGTTGACAACTAATTAAAACTATGGTATAATAAAAGTATAAGGGCTATCATCATGGGATTAACAGTGAGAAACCACCAGTCTTGTCCTGATTGTGGTTCAAGTGATGCACTAACAGTATACACTGATGGTACTCACTGTTACTCATGTAACAAATCTAGAAAGGTATTAATGAATAATAATGTAGCACCAGTTCAAACACAGACTAAACCCTATTACAATGGTGTCATAGGTGCTATCACTGAGAGAGGTATCAATAAAGAAACTATGACACTCTATGGTGTACGTTTAGTAGTACAAGGTACACAAATTATTGAACACCAGTATCCTTATTATGGTGAAGATGGTAATGAACTAGTAGGTGTTAAGCATAGACGTGTAGCTAACAAAGAGTTCTATGTCACTGGTAATTTAAGTAAGGGTACACTCTTTGGTAGAAGATTGTTCTCACCTGATAAGCACAAGGTATGTATTGTTACTGAAGGTGAACTTGATGCAATGGCAGCATACCAAATGTTAAGAGGTAAGGCAGCAGCAGTGTCCGTTAAGACTGGTGCAGCAGCAGCTAGAGCTGAGATACAAAAAAGTTTTGAGTACCTATCAGCTTATGATACAATTGTGTTATGCTTTGATAACGATGATGCAGGACGTGAGGCAGTAGCTAATTGTGCTGACTTGTTTAAGGTAGGTCAGTGTAAGATCATGCGTATGACAGGACTTAAAGATGCTTGTGATTATCTAGCTAATGGTAAACACCAAGAGTTTGAAAGTTTGTTCCTTAATGCTGAGTCTTATAAACCTGATGGTATTGTTTCTATTAATGATTTCAAAGGGTTACTAAAGAAACGTAAGGTAGAAGATGTAGAGTTTAAAGAGTGGCCTTTCAGTGGTTTGCAGAATATGACTGGTGGTATAAGAGTAGGGGAGTTAGTTACTGTCACTGCCTTCACTGCTATAGGTAAGAGTGCTTTACTTAAAGAGGTAGCACACCACATATTAAACAGTGATGACACAACAAAGGTAGGGTTACTATTCCTAGAGGAAAAGAATGACAAGACTGTTACAGATTTATGTTCGATTCGCAGTGGTTTACCTCTTCATATACATGATGTTATTAAAGATGTGCCAGACCATGAACTAGATAGTATTGAAGCAGGTATCTTTAAGGATGATAGAGTACATATCTTTAATCACTTTGGTAGTAACAACATAGATAATATCTGTAGTAAGATTAGATACATGGCTAAAGGATTGGGTGTTAAGTATGTATTCCTTGACCACATTAGTATCCTTGTGTCTGATCAACAACACAGTGATGAACGTAAGGCACTAGATGAAGCAGCAACTAAACTAAAGACACTGGCTATTGAACTAAACATTGCTATCATTGCGTGTTGCCACTTGAATAGAGAAGGTAAGATACGTGGGTCAGCAGCTATTGAACAACTGAGTGATGTGGTTATCAAACTGTTTAGAGATAAGCTGGCTTCTTCACCTGACATAGCTAACACTACTAGGGTTCTAGTGGTTAAGAATAGATTCAGTGGCAAGGAAGGAACTGCTTGTGATCTATACTTTGATTGTACCAAGTGGAGAATGAGAGAGCTAGATGACTTAGTAGAATGGGATATAGTTAAGGCAGCAAGTGAGAGTGTAGTATGACAGTAGCTATAATGGGTGATAACAGTCTGTATGTTTCTTATGACAGTGAGGACAGGGTTAAATTAGTATCTGAAAGTTTTGGTATTAGAAGAGAGCATGAGTTAGATGAAGAAAGTATTTTACACTTAACAGGCACACTTCTTAGTTACTTAAGCAGACTTAAAACATTAGAAAAGAATTGCAGCAATAAATGAGAAGACTTATTATAGACATAGAGACGGACGCACTAAAGAACCCCACTACTATATGGTGTATCTGTACTATGGACTATGATACAGGTGAGACTAAGGAGTATGTACTAGGTGAGGTTAATGACTTTAAGGTAGAGAAGGATACTACATACATAGGTCACAACATTATAGACTTTGATATCCCTGTACTACAGAAGCTATTAGGATTAGAGTTTAATGTTAATCAACTTAGAGACACTCTTATTCTGTCTAGATTGTTTAATCCTGTACGTGAGGATGGTCATTCGCTAGAGTCATGGGGTGTACGTGTTGGCTTACCTAAGCAAGAGTTCAATGAGTTCTCTAGGTTTAGTGACACTATGCTAGAGTACTGTAAGAATGACGTAGCAGTTACAGCTAAAGCGTATACTCAACTAATGGTAGAAGGTAAAGAGTTTAGTGACTTCAGTATTAAGTTAGAACACCAAGTATCTTATGTTATACACAAGCAGAAAGAGTATGGCTTCTACTTACATAAGGATAAAGCAATAGCACTATACAATGAGGTTAAACAATTAGCTGATGACTTAGAGTTACAGATACAATCAAGCTATCCACCTAAGAAAGTACTTGACAAGGTATACAAAGTAAGGTATAATGACAATGGACTTATTCACAAAACTTGTCAGAAAATTTTAGACCAGTACAGTAACAACAAAGAGTACAATGAGAACACAGATACATGGAATTTATACAGCTATCAACCGTTTAACTTAGGCAGTCCTAAGCAGGTAGTAGAGCGTATGAATGAGGCAGGATGGAAACCCACTGAGTTTACTAAGGCAGGTGCGCCTAAGGTATGTGAAGAGAACCTACTTACTCTACCTGATACTGCACCTGAGTCAGCTAAGTTGTTACCACGTTGGCTTATCTTAAACTCTAGGCACAAGACTATACTACAATGGATCGAGGGATGTGATGAAAACAATAGAGTTCATGGAGACGTTTATACTGTTGGTGCTATTACTCACCGTATGGCTCATAGCAATCCCAATATGGCTAACATTCCTAGTGTTGGCGGGGGTCGTAGGGGTATCGAGGGCGGTTATGGATACGAGTGTAGAGATTGTTGGGGTGTTGCGTCAGAAGATAGACGACTTGTTGGGGTAGATGCTAAGGCTATACAGTTACGTATCCTAGCCCACTATATGAATGACCCTGACTATATCAAGGCTGTAACAACAGGTGATATACACACAGTTAATAAGGAACTGGCAGGGTTAGCTACAAGGGATCAAGCTAAGACTTTCATATACGCATGGTTGCTAGGTGCGGGTGCTGCTAAGGTAGGTAGTATTATTAACAGCGATAGCAAGGCAGGACAAGCGGTAAAGGATAAGTTCCTAGAGAGACTACCACCTCTTAGAAGACTACAAGAAGAGACGCATGTAGTGGCTAGGAAGGGGTACTTAGTAGGGTTAGACGGTAGAAGATTACCTATTAAGTCTGCACACTACGCACTATCTAGTTACTTGCAAGGTGGTGAGGCAGTGATTATGAAGCTGGCAGTTGTGTTAGCCTATAAGGAATTTACTAAACTAGGATTGGATGCACACTTTGTAGCTAACGTACACGATGAAGTACAAATTGATTGTCACAAAAATGTTACTGGACAAGTGGGTGAAATTATGGTACAATGTATATGTAAGGCTGGAGTAATGTTAAACTTAAAGTGTCCGATGGATGGGGAATATAAGGTAGGTAATACATGGGCGGAGACACATTAAATAAAATTCCATAAGGAATAGACCTGAGTATGTCTTAAACTTCTCAATTGTAAACAAACTGAAACAACAAAGGAGACTAAACTATGCCTAACTTTAATCTTAAACTACGTAAAGGTGCTGTAGATTCTTATCGTGAAGATGCTGAGATTACACGCGCTGATGGCTTCAAAGCACTTGATGTGTTGGAGTCTGCTAAAGGACATTACTACACTGTCAACAACTGTGGTCAACTTCAATGGCTTGGTGATAAGGCTCGTGGCTTCGTTAACCTAGTGGAAGTTGAGTCTGAGCCTGAAGGTCTTGTTAAAGTCGGACGCTTGTATATCACTCTGTAAAATAGTACTTGACAAATAGTTAAAAGTGTGGTACAATAGAAGTATAGAATAAAAATTTATGGTAGGGTTATGGGTTGATCTGTATGGGATAGCCATTATTTTAATCCTGACTCTACCGCCCTCTTTTAACCAGAAAGGAAAATACAATGCCTGAATTTAAAGGTACAGCTTATTGGGCTTACACTAATAAAGTTGATCCTTACTCTAACAAGTACTCAATTGATCTAAGTGTTGACGATGATGTAGCTAAGGCACTTACTGACATTGGGTTATCTGTTAAGACTGATACCAAGGAAGTTAACAACAAGGGTAAGTTCATTAAGTTCCGATCTAAGTTTAAACCCTTGATCAATGACACTAAAGGTACACTGTTACCTGATAACTTTCTTATTCCTAATGGTAGTAAGGTTAAGGTTATGGTGGATGTTGATCCTGACTACAAGTTAAAGACAGGTAAATCTATTGTAGTAGCTCGCTTGAAGTCAATTATGGTTATTGATCTAGCAGAGTATAAAGCTGCTAGTTTTAAACCTGAGGAAGGCTTTGAGTATACTGCACCTGAACCATCACCTGATGACTTCGATTCTGTAGACGAGGAGTTACTATAGTGTTAGATAATCTTGTCAGTGATATGTACAAAGTGATGATGACTAAAGAGTTCAAAGTCTCTAAAGCTGAGGCAGAGAAAATCTTTGAGGATCAAGCTGCTTTGTATAATAAGTTACTACACCGTATTACTGAGAAGAGAGATAGAGTACCTAAGTTGAGTCTGTCTATGATAGGTAAGGCAGATAGACAAATCTACTATGAACTAAACGCTTACGATAAAGAACAACTCCTTCCCCACACCCTGAACAAGTTTGCTTATGGTGATGTTATCGAATTGAATACACTGCTATGGGCTAAACTTGCAGGGTATCGGGTTGAGAATGAGCAAGGTGATGTATCTATATGCGGTGTTAATGGGCATATGGACTGTACTATTAATGGTATAGTAGTAGATGTAAAGAGTACAAGCACCTATGGTTTTAAGAAGTTTAAGGAAGGTGATCTAGTTAGTGATGATCCCTTTGGTTACATAGGGCAGATCAGTGCATACCACCAAGCATACCATAAAGATAAGTGGAAGAATAGCAAGGCAGCTTTCTTAGCTATGGATAAACAGAATGGTCACTTGTGTGTGTCTTATGTTGACCCTAAAGATATGATAGATGCAGAAGCTAGAGTTAAATACTTACTAGATATGGTAGTAAAGAAGGAAGTACCTACTCAGTGTTGTGGTGGTACTAAGACAGATAAGATGGGTAACACGCAGTTAAGTACAGCGTGTAGTTATTGTCCATTTAAGAAGGTATGTCACCCTGAGTTACGTACATTTATCTATTCAACAGGACCAGTACACTTAACTAAGGTGGTTAAACAACCAAATGTATTTGAGGTTAAGTAATGTTCATAGAGTTAACTAACTTTGTATCTGGTAAAGAGTTCCTTATTAACTTAGAGTACATTGATGAAATATCTACACATGAAAGTGGTAATGGTTCTATGCTGTGGTCAACTAAGCAGGGTATCAAAGGCTACCATGTTAAGCAAGATGTAGATTCAATTAAACACTTATTAATTTACGTAAGGTACTAATGAAAACAAGTAGTTGTAAAGCTAAAGGTAGACTGTTACAGCAGATGGTAAGGGATAAACTCTTAGCTAAGTTTCCTGTAGCTTTGACTAAGGATGATGTACGTAGCACTGGTATGGGTCAACAAGGTGAGGACATACAGTTGTCTGCTACTGCTAGATGCCACATACCTTTCCGTATTGAGTGTAAGTCTAGAGCTAGGTTTGCTATCTATGAGGACTACGATCAAGCTGCTAGTCATGGTAGTGGTGTACCTCTTGTAGTAATCAAGAGTAATAGAAGAGAACCCTTAGCTGTACTTAGCTTGGATCATCTATTGGAGTTACTATGAGTTGGAGTGAGACAGTATTTCTTATTGTATGTACACCTTTAGGATGGGCAGGTATATACCTAATAGGTGAAATTTTAATTAAACTAAAAGGAAAGAACAATGACAAGACAACAACTAACATTTGACTATGATGATTCAAGCGATCAGTATATCATAAGTGTGGATGGTAAAGAGTTCATGCGTACTAATGATGATCGTATTGCTACAGGTATAGTTATGGACTACCGTAGACACCAAGGACAAGTTGGAACATTCTCTGTATTTCAAGCAATAGAACCTGACGGTGTTAAGGATACACAGTGGCTAAGGGAACTAGGCGCAAGGGCTTCAGACGTACCAAGAACATGAGATACCAAATAAAGATTGACGGTAGTGCTTACCCTAATGGTGATGGGGGATGGGCCAGCGTTCAAGTTAATGGTACTAGACAGAGTTTATCAGGATCATTAAAGAGAGTTAACTTCAAGCAAGCTGAGATTATGGCACTCATACGGACACTACAATCTTTGCCAGATCAAGCTGATGCTACTATAGAAACAGATTGTCCTCATGTTAGATACGCATGGGAAGGCAGAGGAAAGTACCCAAGAATGAATCATTTAATAGAGAGAGAACTACCTAGACTTGGTGATGTAGAGCTACTGCATGTACCTAGAGCTGAAGTAAGTCAAGCCCATGTGTTAGCTAAACGTGCAGCTAAGGGTAGATAATGACAACACATTTAGTATTCACATGTGCCCACGCACACCCTGACTTCAACAATGATAGGTTCACATGGTTAGGTAGACTTATGATGGACGTTAAGCCTGACGTTGTAGTAAACCTTGGAGACATGGCGGACATGCCTAGCTTATGTTCGTATGACTTCGGTAAGGCCAGCTTTGAAGGTAGGCGATACACGAAAGATATCCAAGCTAACATAGATGCTAACAACAAATTGTTTGAACCTATGGCAGACTACAATATGCAGCAACGTGCCAATAAGAAGATTACTTATAGACCTAAGAGAGTGCTGCTGTATGGCAACCATGAACAACGTATTGTTACTGCAACAGACCGTGATCCTAAACTTCAAGGGGTTATAGGACTAAAGGATTTACAGAATGAAAGATACGGATGGGAAACACACCCGTTCCTTGATGTGGTATGTATTGATGGTGTGTATTATAGTCACTATTTTGTTAGTGGAGTTATGGGCCGTCCTATATCTGGTGAACACACGTCTCATTCATTAGTAACAAAGAAGTTTGCAAGCTGTACCCAAGGGCACGTACACACTAGGGACTTCTGTGAAAGGACAACACCTGATGGTAAACGTATACAGGCTCTTGTTGCTGGTTGTTATTTTGATTATCATGCGGACTATGCTGGTACTTCTAATAGCATGTACTGGAGGGGTGTAGTAATTAAACGTAAAGTAAAGGATGGTACATATGATCACGAGTGGGTATCAATGGATGCAATTAAGGAAGAGTACGGGAAGTAATGGACTTTGATGAGATCATAAAAAGGTTGGAAGAAAGGTACACTACAGTAGAACTAGTAGAGATACTAGACGTAGGTGTGTCAGACTTAGCTTACAACTTTGAGGACTTAGTATACTCTAAGCTTGAAGATTTAGATATTAATTTTAACGAGGAAGATATAGATGTTAGTGACTAAAAGAAACGGTAGACAAGAACCATTTGATGCAGAGAAGATTAATAGATGTGTAACTAGAGCATGTGAAGGGTACAATAGTGTATCAGTTAGTGAGATCATACGTGATGCTGAGGTACAATTAGTAGATGGTATTAAGACAAGTGATATAGATGTAGCGTTGATTGCTAGTGCTAGAGGTAAGATATACAAGGAACCTGAGTACTCTTATGTTACAGCAGGGTTGTTACTACAACAGATATACAAAGAAGTTAAGATGAACTTTCAAGGTAGCATAGAGTGGATGGTATCTAGAGGGTTGCTTGATGTTCGTATGTTAGAGTATAATCTAGATTACCTAGAGGCACAGTTAGACTACAGTAGAGATAAGAAGTTTAAATACTTAGGATTACAAACTGTATACGATAGGTATCTTATTAAAGATAGAGACACACGTAAAGTTCTAGAGACACCACAAGCTTTCTTTATGCGTGTTGCTATGGGGTTAGCTCTTAATGAGAAGAAGGAAGTTAGACATGAATGGGTTGTTAAGTTCTATGATATCTTATCTACTTTCAGAGCTTTATCCTCTACACCTACTTTGTTTAATAGTGGTAGCACAAATCCTCAACTCTCCTCTTGCTTTCTTTCTACAGTGGACGACTCTATTGATGGCATATTCGATAGTCTATGGCAGAACGCGAGGAAGTCAAAGTACGCAGGTGGACTAGGGTTTGATATTACACCCCTTAGAGGTAAGGGTAGCTACATTAAAGGTACTAATGGAGAGACTAGTGGATGTGTATCATTCCTTAAGTTATACAATGATATGCTTGTAGCTGTTAACCAAGGCGGTAAGAGACGTGGCTCAGGGTGTGCCTACATGGAACCTTGGCATATAGATATCTTTGACTTCCTATCACTTAGAAAGAATACAGGCGATGACCGTGTGCGTACCCATGATATGAACACTGCACTGTGGATACCTGATCTATTCTTACAGTGTGTTGAAGAAGATGTAGACTGGTATTTGTTTAGTCCTAATGATTGTAAACTACATGAGGTGTATGGTGAAGAGTTCACAAAAGAATATTCAAGAATGGTACGAAGAGCGAATGAGGGTAGTGTCAAACATTTTAAGGTTGTCAGAGCTAAAGACCTGTGGAAAGAAATCCTTAAATCGTTATACGAAACAGGACACCCTTGGATCACGTTCAAAGACACAAGCAACAAACACTACCCACTAAAGAATGTAGGTATCATACGTAGCAGTAACTTATGCACAGAAATTCTTGAGCACAGTGTACCATCTAAGTACAAGGATGGTGTTAAGGTAGAGGTAGGTGAGACTGCTGTATGTAACTTAGCTTCTATTAACTTAACTGAACACATAAGTCAAGATATAGATATGTACGATAAGGAGATGCTCGGAGATACTATTGAGACAGTGGTACGTATGCTAGATAACGTAATTGATTTAAACTATTACCCTACTGAAGAAGCTAGAAACTCTAGTATGAAGCATAGGTTTATTGGTATGGGTAGCATGGGATGGCAGGACTTGTTCTACCATGCAGAGATTGACTACGATTCTAATGAAGCTATCAGTATGGCTAGAGAAGTACAAGGTTGGATTAGCCATTGTGCTACCATAGCTTCTACTAAACTAGGTGAAGAGCGTGGTAACTTCCCTTCCTTTGAAGAGTCTACATGGAGTACAGAGTTAGGTTATCCTTATATGCGTAACGCTTGTGTACAGGCTATTGCCCCTACTGCTACTATTAGTTTTATTGCAGGGTGTAGCCAGTCTATTGAACCTAACTTCAGTGTACTGTATGTGTACTCTACTCTCAGTGGTAACTTCATGATGATTAATGATTGGTTTGTACATGATATGAAACAGCTAGGTATGTGGAATACTAATGTAGCTGACCAAGTTAAAGCTGTCAATGGTGATCTATCTAAGTTACCTGATGAAGTAGTACCTAAAGAGTTAAAGTATAAGTACCGTACTGCCTTTGAGTTAGATCAACATAAACTAATTGATGTAGCAGCAGCTAGACAGAAGTACATAGACCAAGGACAATCACTTAACTTATATAATGGTGATACTAGTCTTAAGAAACTATCTGATATGTATCTGTACGCATGGAAGAAGGGACTCAAAACAACCTACTACCTACGTAACAAGGCAGCTTCAGAGATCGAACAGTCAAGTACAGTAACAGCCCCAAGGAATACAGAAATTGAGTGCTATGGTTGCCAGTAAGAATATACCTAGAGACGTATTCTATAAGTTCTTAGAGCTATACGAGCACGATCAGCTTGATGTTACTAACTATGAGCAGTTCAAGAAGACACCACTGTTTCTGTATATCTATCCATATGTGTTAGCTAAGAAATCTTTAGAGATAGTGATAGAGAAATACTTAGAGGAAGAAGACAAGAATGATCAATAAAACAGGATTACTATTAGAGGGTAACAAGGTAGGAGTTAACCAGATTCTACCTCATAGACACCCGTATGTATGGCAGTTGTACTTAGACTCATTAAAGAATAATTGGGTTCCAACAGAAGTACCTATGATTAAAGACAGAGAGAACTGGAGTAAGGAAGGACTAATAACTGATGATGAACGACTGGTCATTGAGAGGTGCTTGGGCTTCTTTGCCTCTAGTGAGTCTCTTGTTTCTAATAATCTATTTTATTTACAGTACCATATCACCGATCCTGAGTGTAGACAGTATATGGCTAGGCAAATGTTTGAAGAGTGTCTTCATAATCACACTATTGTGTACATTTGTGATAGTCTTAATCTTGATCCTAATAGAATATATGAAGCCTATGTAAGTATCCCTGCTATCAAAGCCAAGGATCAGTTCCTTATGGCTGTTACTAGTGACCTATCTAAGGTAGATACTAACACGCTAGAGGGTAAGAAGAAACTATTCCTTGATGCCTTTGTATATTGGGTTATCTGTGAAGGTATCTTCTTCTTCAGTGGCTTTGCTATGCTGTTGTTCCTATCTCGTAAGATACCAGGCATAGCAGAACAAATTAAATATACACTAAGGGATGAAAGTATACATATTGCCTTCGGTAACTACGTGTTAAATACTATTAAGACTCAATACCCTGAGATTATGGATGAGGATTTACGTGGCAGTATGCTTGCATTGTTAGGTACAGCAGTAGACTTAGAGGTACAGTACGCTAAAGATGTGTTACCTAATGGTATCGTAGGACTAAATGCTGATATGTTTAGTAGCTACATGAAGTACATTGCTAATCGTAGACTATCTAACTTAGGGTTTACTGAGCAATACCAAGATGCACACAACCCCTTTCCTTGGATGGATGAAGTGATCAATGTACGTACACAAACTAACTTCTTTGAGCGTACAGTAACAGACTATCAGCATAGAGGGGCATTACAGGATGACTTCTAATTGGCTAATGAAAAATCTTAAGTCTGCTTCTGAACGTGTTAATAAATTGTACACAAAAGAAGAATTAGAACTTATGCGGGAATATAGAAAAAGATATGAAGAACAGTACCCTAGTGATTGGAACCATAGATGTCCTATATTTGAAGCTGAACAAAGGATGGTAGCACGATTAGAAAGAAGAGGTATACTGTGAATATAATGTATGTAAACACGAAAGGAAAAATAACTATGGACTTAACACCTGAAGAAGTATGTGGGTTATGTGATGACAGTGCTAACTTAGACGCAGAGTTTAACTACGCTGACAATGACTTTGATACCTATCAAGAAGCTACACGTAAGCATATCTCTTACCCACAAGATAGTGCCCAATGGACAAGCCTAGATTATCTTCTTTACGGTTTAGCTAGTGAGACAGGGGAGGTATTAGGAAAGTACAAGAAGTACATTAGGGAAGACTACGAAGACTTACCTGTAGAAGATATTAGAGCTGAGTTAGGTGATGTTATGTGGTATATCGCACGTATTCATGATGAACTAGGACTCTCTATGTATGAGACTTCTCTTATGAACTTAGAGAAACTAGATAGTAGGGTAGCTAGAGACGTAGTAAAAGGGGACGGGGATAACCGATGAATTGGATATGGGATATTAACAGAGAGTTTAGGATTAACTTAGATCAGTGTATGGTAACGTCTACTAGACACAATAAGGTTAGCGGTAAGTATGATGTACTGATTACTAATGCTTTAGGTGTTATGCACGTGTCCACTTTTGATACAGAAGCAGATGCTAAGACTGAGGCTATGAGGCTAACCAGTGAGTAACGTAACACCTATTGATAAACACCACACACTAAGACACAAGTTTACCATAGGTGATAAGGTTGTTGTCCTTGCACATGGTTTAAACGTGAAAGGTAGAATCCTTGGTATCGGGTTCCGTGGGTATAAACCTTCCTATGAAGTAGAGTATTGTCTAGAAGGTGATATACATAACTATTGGTGTTGGGAAGATGATCTTAAATTTAGCTAGGTAACTTCTCGGCTCTTGTTACCCAACCCTTAGAGAACACCTTCTTAGCAGGGTTACTGTCTATAAGTCTATTATAGAAACTCTTTTGTTCCTCTTTAAAAGCCTCTAACACAGCATTATTATCCAAGGTTCCTAAGACACCTAGCGTCTGTGGACCTATTTTACCGTCTACAGCTACCTTAGTTTCTTGTGGTGCTACCCTATTGATAGCCCTCTGTAGTATCGTCTGTGCCTGTTTAGGGCCAGCGTGTACGGCTAGATCAAAGGCTTTAATAGCCAGCTTCTCACTAGGTATCTTCTCATATAGATCAGACCAGAAATCCTTTTGGTAGATAGACTTAGCTTTCTCAGGTGTCAGACTCTTAATGTCCTCTTGTGGGTATGAAGCTTTAGATATACCATATTTAGTCACACCACCTGTATCATTAGGGTTATCAGATAACTCACCCTCATTGTCAAATACATACTTAATAGCGGATTCAAACCTTGAAGGATTACTTACATCCTTTAGTTGTGAAATAGGTTGAGTGATAGGATTAGGTGGAGGGGTGAAGGCTTTGACTTTCTCTTTTACTTTATCCATTGACATAGTAGAGGGGAAGTTTAACTCGAAGTCCTCTCCACCTTTGTTTACCATAACTGTAATTAGATCATCCATTAGTTTATTTACCTTATTCACTAGGGAAAAGTTCATCTTTAGATTCGTCATAGATAAAACGACGAGTACTAGAAGGAGTACTATTGTTAACATTGGTTTGTCCTCTTGTTGGTGTAGGGGTATTACCATCTGCGTTACCTTTCTGGGTTTCAGATAGACGTACTGGAGTATTAATCAGTAAGCCTAACTTGACTTGCTTAGGATCAACACCTGTGAACTCATCACTTTTTGGTGCTACCTTTTCTACGATATTTAATAAGTTGTTCATTCTATTTACTGTGTTACCAAGGCCAGTTACATATTCGTTTAACTTAGCTCTTAGTGCAATCTTATCACCTTGACTTGAACCTGGTTGTTTAGTCTTATCATTCAAGTACTTATTGAAACTTACTTCATCTACTTTAAACTGTAAGGAGTTAGTGCTTGGGTTTAAAGATATGTCAATGAAAGGTTTAATCTTATCTGGTACAGTAAGTCCAGGTGCTAATGCTTGTGCTGCTTTAAGTGAGTACGTTGCAGCTCTATTAGCAAGATCAGCCACAGCAACAGGATCAGCAGTCTTAGTGTACTGTTCAAAGTGTTGTAACCAAATGTTATTAAAGTACTGAGAAGAAAGTTCGTAGTCTCTCTTAGTGTTACCTACTTCAGTAGCAGTAATCATTACCTTAGATAATCTAGACCAACCTTCTTGATCAGCAGGGCTTAGAGTAGGTGCTGGCTTCTTCTGTAAGTTAGTCAGTGTGTTACCTGTTAACGCTACAACATCCTTTTGTCTATCAGGAGTTAACCCACTTAATTGTAGATCACCTTTAGCTAAACCATACATGTCTTGAATAGTACCTAAAGATACTAGGGCAGGTGAAGGCGTAGAAGTTTGTCCAGAACCTACCTTACTTAATACACCCTGTATCTGTGACTGTAGTTTTAAACCATTAGCATTACGTAAAGCTGCATCTACAGCAGCACCCATACCACTCTCACCAAGTACAGACTTAAGTTGGAATAATTCAGGGTACATGGTGATAGCATTAGTGTTTAGTACCGTTTGTAAGGCATCAAAGTTCTTCTTCTTAGACTCAATAAGAGCAAGAGGACCATCAAATACAGCAGCGGCAGCGTTATGTTGTAGGTCAATACCTGCCATGAACTCATCAGTAGCAGTCTTACTCATACCTGTTTCTCTTGCTACACGTCCAATAGCTAACTTCTCTTGTGCAGTATAGGCATTAAGTTGTGGGGCCAAGTCTGTTAAACTCTTAGCGTCACCTGCTAATGTAGCAGCACTGGCAGCTTTAACTAAGTCATCTAATTTACTAGAGTACTCTGCATTAAACTGTTCCTGTAGAAGTCTAGCACCTTCAGTATCTTTTTCTACTTGAGTAATCTCATTGTTATTTTTAAGTTCAGCTAATCTATTCTTGGTAGCCACAGATTGCATACCTAATTGTGCAGTAGCTTCTCTATTAAGACTACCATCAGAGTTAGTAATTAAGCGTGGTGCTTCTTTAACTGCTGCATTAATTGTTTCTTCTTGTTGTTTACGTTGTTGTTCTGCTGCTTCAATCTCTTCTTTATATGGGTTAGTACCTGAGATAGCGTTAACGTATTGGATAGCTTTATAGGCTACTGTAGGATTCTGGTTACGCAACTGTTTAAGCATAACACCAACTCTATCATTGTACTCAGTTCGGCTCATACCACCTTGCTTAACTGAAGTGTTCCATGATTGTATCTTCTTAGCTTCAGTAGAGATATCAGGATCTTTAGTAGGATCAACTGATTCAGGAGCCATTACTTCTTCAGGATTAGGTGGTACTTCAAATGGATTACGACCTAGGGCTATGTCTTGTCTGCCTTTAGCAATATCAATAGCTGTACCCATTGCTTCAGCATCTTCTTCTTCCTTCTTCTTTTCAGCTCTAGCTTTAAGTAGACCACCAATAGCATCTACACCCTGAGCTATACCACGATAAGTATCACCTTTACGTGTGTCTACCATAGGTCTTCCTAATGGTGAAGTTTGATTCTGTGCCTCATTTAGTATTGGTTGAAATGTATCAGCCATTATTTATTCCTTTTTATAATCTCTTGGTTAACACCTGTGTAACCCTTAGTTTCTATATTCTTTTGCAATGCACGTTCAAAGTATGAGTTGTATGATCCTTGGTTATAGTACCTATCCCATACATGATTCATTAATTGTTCTGAGTGTAACATCTTAATGAAGTTTAATTCTAGTTCATACATACGTGCTTGCTTATCGTCACCTTCTGCTAGAGCTTTAACATACCCATCAGCAGCAGGAGAAAAGCGTTTCAATACTTTAACGATGTCACCTTCTTTAGTAGCACCTTGCCATTCCTTAGTGTCTAATGATAGCTTGTACGCATCAGCAGCTTTCTGTGGACCTCCACCTGTAAGGGTATATACTAGAGCTTCAGGAAAATTTACATCCGTTACTTTCTGTCCTTTAGCATTAACGAACTCACTTGCTGCAATAGCTGTACTAGCTCTCTCAATATAACTTAGTGTAGCTGCTTGTTCTAAAGCAGTATCTAACATATGTTTCAACTCTGAGGGCGCATAGTTTACATAATGTTTAGGATCATTGAACACACCATAAAGACTTCTTCCTATAGCGTAAGTGATATCTGATATTGTATCGCCAACGATATTACCTGAAGGCCCAATGGCTAAAGCAGCAATAGACTTACCATTCTCAGGATCGAATACTGACTTTACTAAATCTTCAATATTATTAGAAGGTGATAGTCTACCTGATATGTTTGTGTCCACCTCTCCACTTGAAGAAGCGTATAGCATACCATCAAGAAATCCATTACGAACAAACTTCATAAAGTATTCATTAGCGGGATTACCAGTTGCTTCTGTGTACTGGTTAGACATTTTATCGACTATATAATTACCAAATGGTATGGCATTAGCACCGTATAATCCAGTTAAAGTTAGAGCCAGTCTCTTCCTTGCCTTAGTAGTAAATACTTTAGACTTAGTACCAGCACCTAACAATGTTTCCCATGTGTTCCAGAAGTAAGATAGAAACTGTGTAGGGACACTAAATGCTCCTTTACGCCAGTAGTGTGTTGTCTGTTGTGTCATGTTAAAGCCAAGATTATCAGCTCTAGCTAGTATCTCTCCGAGTATATCATCACTTTCACTAAAGGCTTTACTGCCGTATTTTTCTAGTGCTTCTCTATACGCGATTCCAAATGTAGTTGTACGGATATGTTCTTCAGCAGCATTAAAGAATACTCTTCCTGCTTCTCTAAATTGTTTTATACCACCTGATATAGCGTTCTCTAATAGGATGTTATCATAGTGTGTTGAATCAATAGGTGTATGAGCGACAATAGAGTAACCTGATCTCTTTAAACTCTTAGCCATGTCCTTAAATTCTGATTCAGTAAGTCCACTATCTTTAGCAAACTTCTTGGCTAACACATCTAGTACTTCATCAGTTCCATTACGTGTGTATATACGCATAGGTACAGAACTCTTAAAGGAAGTCCAGCCATGTTTACCTGATAAAGCAGAGGAACCCACAAGTGAAGATAACTGTAAAGGAATCTGTAGTGGATTGAACATACCAAGTTTCAAATCAAATGCTGCGGCTCTTAGAACATTAGTTGGATTCTTATCTGATAGACTTAGTAATACTTTACCAGCTACCTTCTTAACTTTACCGCCTTGGTCAGTAATTAAATCTTCAGCAGTTCTACGCATAGCATTACGTAGTCTTCTACCACCTTCAGTAGTACCATTAAAAGCGTTCTTCAGTACAGCTCTTTGTGTTTCTAATTTATTTATAGCAATGCGTAATGAACCAGAAGCCTTCTCATCTAGTACACCGCTGTAGAATATCTCTTCAATACTCGCATTAGCAGGTAGCTTAGAAGTATCTATTAGACCTGCCTTTGTAGCAGTATCTACCCATCTCTGCATCTGTGTATATCTATACGGTAACCATGAACCAGTATCTAGTATGTTAATTAAAGCTCTATTTGCTACATCAATAGGGTTCATAATAGGAGCTAGTTCATCTTGAGCGCCCGCTACGTGTAATCCTCTTTTACTTTCAAATCCTTTACGACTAGAACTATAGTACAATGTTTGACTATCTGTTGTACTTCTAAGGTCTACAGCGTTCTTCAACTGAATAGAGTGGTTAGGCACTTCACCATCATACACACGCTCAATAGGTGTATCAGCTCTTAGTTCACCCTTCTGTACTAGGTTATCAAAGTTATCTACATCTTTAACCCAAGATTTCTCTAGTATTCTATTAGCTGCTGCCTTAGTTATCTTACCGGATTTCCAATCATTATAGGTTAGACGTGACTCTTCCATCTGTTTAACCCAAGTGTCTACTTCTTCTAGAGAACCATTAATAAACACATGTGGGTCATCTAAGAAGCGTTCACCAGTATCACTAAAGCTACCTGTTACTGTTTGTTTAGCCCAATACTTCTCAGTATACGCTCTATGTCCGCCTTGTGTAGTGCCTAAGATACCTGGTTTTATATTGGATAGTTTCAATTGGTCAGGTTTAGCTAAAATATAACTCATTGGATCACTAGACATAGGTGACTTAAATGATTTGCGAGTCTTATAAAGTTTGTAACCCTGCTCCTGTAACTTAGATAGTTTAGCTTTACCTAATTCACCTTTAGTAATATTTGTGTTATCTGCTAAACTGTATATTCTAAAGTTATTATCGTCAGGTAAACTAACTTCTTTTACAAACAAATCTAACTTTTCATTAGCAGGTGAAGTAAACTTAGCAGACTTAAATCCTTGTTGCTCTAACTTGAATCTAGCAGAAGCATCGCGTACAGCATAATCTATTTTACTGATAATTCTAAGTTCTTCATACGCACGTAACTGTACATCGTTTAAACCGAACTGAGTCTTTAGTTCTCCCTGGGTATACCACTTTTCTTTCTGCATACCTTCTAGCATAACAGCGTTTAATTTCTTACGTTCAAATCTACCTAAGGAAGCTATTGTCTTAAAGTTCTTAAAGTCTTGTGCGAATATCTTAGACTGTGTACCTTGAGTAAGTAAGGCTAAACCTTTCCCATATTCATCTTGTGTAGCAGCAGAAGAAAGTAGGAACTTAGAGAAAGCATGTTTACCACCAAACTGTTCAAGGTCGTAGGTGTTAATCCAATCAGCATTTTCAATAGGGTTAGATACTTTAATAAACCACTGGTCATCAGTTGATTGTACAAACTGAGGGGTGACTTCTGTACTCCATCCTTTACGTTTAGCAGCAGCTTCGGCAGCCTGTTTAGTTGTATAACCAGCTCCATTAGATTTACCTATATGAAGATCTAAACTTAAAGTACCTGTCTCAGTCTTAGTTACATCTACGTTTACCACAGGGTTACGTGTACCCTTTTGTTCAAAGAAGTCCATAACATTCTGAGTTTCAGTTTCTTTAATATTAGCTATCTCTGCTTCATTTAATCCACTTGGTCTATCTTGTAATTTCTGTAACACACTAGAAGTAATCTCATCTGCTTGATCAACTTCTCTAGTTACCCCACTAGTAAACTCTACATCTTTAATACCATACTTAGGTTTTAGTGCAGAAGGTAGTGTGTGCTCAATAGCATCATTAGTAGTAACAATCTTACCTAATGCGCCTTCATTCTTTAGAGCTATAGCTGTTAGTGTTTTAGCAGCCTGTCTATTACGTGCTAGTTTAAGTAAGTTTAAAGGTCTAGATATTAAGGCTGTGAGTCCTGCTCGACCCGCCATAAGTGCTGTATCTGCGGCTCCACCTGCATCAACCATATTAGTAACGTCTCTTAATAGAACACCATCTTCATTCATATCTCTAAGTGATATAAGTGCATCAACAATTGAATCTGTATTACCTGTATCTGTTAAGAAACCAGTCTTTTCTTGTAGTGTACCAATGATACTATCTACAGTTTTATCAAATTGTTCAGGTGGTAGCTCATATAATTTATCTCTTAATGCTATTAATACTTGTCCTACACTAGTATTAGTCTCAGAGATAGCAATAGCAGCTTCTCCTATTACTCTTGTACCAGCAGGAGAAGACCTAATTAATTCCTTACGCTCATCTGATACTTTCTTATACTGAGACACATCAACACCAGCCTTCTCAGCAGCATCAAATAGTACATCAACAGCGACAGCATCCTTACCTAAGAAAGCTCTATCTAGAAAGTTAACAACTGTATTAGCTGTACTGTCTCTTTCTACTTCTGCCATCCTAGCATCAATCTTATTAGTTAATGAAAGATAGTTTACAATTCTATTAGTGAATGTGGAAGACTGTGGTTCAAAAGCAGATATCTGTGCAGCTTCAGGATCTTGCTCATTTAAATCTTGTAGTGTGTTTATACCTTCTTGCTCTAGAATATATCCAGAGTGATCAGTTTGTAATCCATCTTGACCTATCTTAGCTAGTGCAATAGTATCTAATTTAGATTCTTCATCTAGTTGATTAAAGTTAGTTAAGTTCTCTTGTACAACTTGATTAGCTGTTTCTGCATCTTTAATATTTCTAAGATCGCTATACTGTTTACGTACCTCAGGTTCACCCTGTAAGTTAATCTTATCTGCATTAGCTTGACTAGACCCAATAAAGGTAGGTAAATCTTTCTGTGTATCTGAGACAAGTTGCATCTCAGTTAAAGCACCTAGCATACTATTCAGGTCTGACTGTCTTTCACTATGCTTTGTCTGCAAAGGATTAACAATAGGTTCTGGCAGTAGACTAGATTCTTCTGTTTCTGGTAGTAATGACATACTAATCCTTATTGAAATATACTTGCGATATTACCTGCGTTAGAGAAGATTGTACCACCTAGTTGTGATAGACCTGCACCTGCATCAGCAGCACCTAAAGCCCTTGATTGCCCCGCTAGTGCTGCATTTGTATTAGCTGTATTCTGTGCAGACTGGTCTAGGAATGATAAGTTAGATCCTGTTTGTGATCCAATAGAACTAATTGCCCCTGCTACTGCTGAACTACCAGCTACACCCTGATTCTCCCCAGCTTGTATAACAGTAGCTCTTTGTATTCTAGCTTGTCGTAATACTCTACGTCTTTCTCTTGCAGATTCTAAATCTTGTTGTTTTTGTTGACTAGCTCTTGCTTCTTGATCTGCTGCTAAAGCTTTCTTCTGTGCCTTCTTTTGGTCAGCTTGTCCCTTAGCTGACATTAGGAAACCACCAATAGCTAGTGCTGTTTCGATACCCATATTAACCCTCGTACTTTAATTTTAATGCAGTTATATTCTTATCTTTATCTGTAACGTATTGGTATAACTCAAAGCCAATCATCTCTTCAAACTTTAACATCTTCTCATCATCAGGTGGAATCATAATAAAGATATTGTCAATACCATGTTCCTTCATAGCTTTACTAAATGTATCTAAACCTACTAGAACTTTATCATACACATCAGAGTTCCAATTGTTTAACGTAAGGTGGCAGAAGATTTCCTTAACACCATTCGTTTCCATAACATCAACAGAGAATACACCATCTTCATCTGAGAAGACAACCTCATCCCTTGCTATAACACTATGGCTCTGTATTTCCTGTTCCATTAATTGCGTATCCGAGTAACTCAAAGTCTTTCCCTTCTTCTGATTCAAAGCGTAGTCTTAATGATCTACCTCTACCTCTTAACTTATTTCTACTAACTACAACAGGAAATCCATTATCAAAATCTAAATCTGCATCTGGTCCATATTGTTGTCTAAATCTGTATACTTGTACTGGTGTAGTAAATTTATTGCTGTTATCATGATCAGCCCAATCCCACTTAGCTTGCATCATACAAGAGGAAGGATTTACTAATTGATAACCACCATCGCCATCTGCTTCAAATCCTGTCTCAGTTCTTTTAAAGTAACAGTATAAATAGATGGCTTGTTTATAACGTATAATATCTTCAAATACCTCATGACCTGATTCTAAGAAAGAAAGATAGCTAACACCATTACCAGTAGCAGCCCAATCTATGAAGTTATCATTATTAAACTGGCCGAATGTAAATGAACTATCTACTCCATCTGGTACAATAACAAAGTATTTAACATAAGTTAATCCACCGCTTATAGCTGTATTAGTTACTTCTACTTCGTCAGCACTTACAAGTACAGGATCAGTACCTACTACTACATCCTCCGTTGTTTCCACTGTGTTGAGAATATCTGTTTCAAATACATCAGCAATGAAAGGGCTATCACCTTCTGTAAAACTTATGGTCCAAGGATAGAAAGCACCTAAGTCTGTATCAAGAACTAGAACTTTATCATATCTATACTTGTTTACACCACCTTCAGTTGACTTATAGAACCATGTAATACGTTTAGAACCTTTGTCATATACACCTGTGCAGTTAAGTTTAGATACAGCAGGTATGTCAAAATAATAAGTCTTAATTGTTCTCTCAGTTAGATTAGTTCCACCTAGTTTCTGTGATACAGGGTTAGCTTCTAGTGTAAATATACCTGTTTCTGACCACCATACAGGCAAACCATCGGTGTTAACAATAGATCTTTTAGACAAAGCACCTACATTTGTAGATTTAGATACTGAGAAATCTGTTGCCTTAAATCCTGTACCTTCTGATCCACCAATCTGCCATACACCATTACGTGCAAAGATGACTAGACTATCTCCTAAAGCAAAGAAATCAATAAAGTCACCTGCATCTAGAATCTTAATAACACCGCCATCAGTAGCGACTAAGTCTGATTGATCCTCACTAGTGGGGTCTGCCTCTTGGTAGCAATACCCTACGTTACTAAGGTTATCATTAACTACCTGACTAAAGTATACGTTACCTTTTGTACCTGCATAGAATACTCTACCTGCAAAGAATGTAATAGCTGTTGGCCTTTTAACTTCTGATTCTACGTCTAGTCCTGCTACACCTGAGACTGCGCTTCTATCTTTATAGAATGGGTCTAATATGAAGTGACCTCTTGGCGCTCTTGTATTTCCAAAGTCTGTTCTATCTAATTGGTCAGGAGAGAATTGACTATCTGAGTTCTTACCTACAAACCATATCTGTGCATTAGAAGGATATACACTTCTCGTATTCTTATAGTGTGTAATAACATCTGTACCTAACCCTTGAGGTGTAAATGCCCAACCCTGATTCTTTAGATTATATTCATGTTCTGCTGTAAGTGTGGAAGGTTTCTCAGCAATGTCTAGGTTATCTTCAACGCCTTCAAAATCTCTAATCTCTAAGAATATATCTGTTTCAGTAATACTGTCTAAGTCTGAATCGTATGTAATAAAAAATGGATCAATCTTTTCAGAGGTAACAAACAATGAGCCTCTTCCTGAAGCTACAGATATCACAGCATTTTCAGGATCAGTAACACCTGGAGCTGCGTAATCACTTAGATCCACGCTGAAAGATTTCTTATTGTCACTAACAGGTTCACTACCTAGATCGTAGAAGTATAGAGTAGCTCCAATCTGTACCACTAGAAATGTTAAATCAGGATCACCACCTACGTTTTCCCATCTCTCTGTAGTAACAGCCATTGTATCTAAATCAGCATCATCAAAAGTATCTACAGATAACGAATAGTCAGTTTCATAATCTATACCTAAGCGTCTACGTCTACTGCCTTTACGAAACAACACGCAGTTATCTTCATCTAATGTACAATTAGGAGGGAAGGTTAACTCTGTAGCTTCTGTAATTAATCCCTGTGTAAGAGCTACATAGTTTTTAGTAGTCTTAGGAATAGAAGTTAGTCGATTTGATACACTACTTACCATTATTTAGTTTTCTTATCTTCTTTAACTTCTTGTTTGTTCTTAATAAAAGTTTGTATATCTCTAATAGCAATCTCTTTACGAGTATACATTCCAGATAATACAGAAGGTACTTCACCACCACCAACCCAATGTACCTCCCACATGCTTCTAAATGGTCTTATTGATAATTCTTTGTCTTTAACTTTAAACTTTGGATACTCATCCTTAAAACTTGGGTCGTACTTTATTCCAGTATATGTCATTATCTTCTCCCGTAGTCTGGTCTTCCTGGTTGATTAGCTTGTTCTGTTCTATACTTTTTGTTTTGAAGTTTAACTGATTGTTTCTTAGCTAACTGTGCAGAGCGAGGATTTAGTTGCTGCTTTAAGTTAATAAAGGCTGTAGTCTTTGCTTCATTAATATACAATTGGAACACATTAGAATCTATATCCGGTACAAAATCATCATCTCTAGTAAATACAGGTTCTTTAGATCCATAGGCCATTGTCTTTGTAGCTTGTAAACTAGCATCAACATCAGCATTATAAGAATCACACACAATGTATTCATCATCAAATGAAGTCCAGAACTCAGGGTCTTTGTCGTTATCTATAAGTAAACTAACACCTGAGAAATCCTCTACTTCAATAGTAAATGTATCATCCAAGTTACGTGTGATAAACTTATTAAGAAAGTGGGTAGGATGCAAGTACTTAATATCTTTCCACTGCGGCTGTGTATCACCATCTTGTCTTACATCGTACTTAAATGTTAATAGTTGTTTCATATCAGTAGGCATCTTTAGGTAATTAGGTTTAGCTGTATCACCTAAAGCTGTCAATTGGAATAGAGTGTAATGCTCTGGTATAACTTCATTAACAATCAAATCATAGTAAGTCTGTTCTAGTATTTCTACTACTTGACCTGCTTCAACTGTATCACTAATAGAGTTTACTACATCACTATCTAAATCTGATAGGATACTCTGAACGATTTCTAATAAAGTTTTCTTTGCCATTATGTTACATCTATCTCAAATGTTATCTTTGCATTTACTGTTGTGTTACTAGCCCCGTCACTAATCATCTCAATAGCTTGTCCTGCTGTCAGTGTTCTAGCTGCTGTAGGTGTAGAACTATCCACATCCCCTGCTGCTGAACCTGATTGAGTAATAGTAATGTTACCATTTGTTACTGCTACGTTAGCTATCTCAAAAGACAAACCACAGTTAGCGGTAGTAATAGCACCATCAATAACCGAGTAAATCTTTGATATAACACCAGCTAACGGACACACAATATACTGAGAACTAGCTGTACTAATATCTACAAAGGTAGCTGTTAGGTAAATCTTATTTACGTTATTAACCGCTTGGATATTAGATGGTCCAACCTTTGCGAAAGAAGTAGCCCCTGCACCATCAGCAATACATACAGTATTAGCAGAAGCAGTACTTGCTCCTTTAGCCTCATGGATATTGGGGTCAGTAATAGCTGAGTGTTGTACCATGTTACACAAATACTCCAGCAGTAGTCAGAGCAGCAATGATAGCGTTAGCTGTAGCACCACCAGAAGAATCTGTAAGTGCAACAGGAGCAGTAGTAGCAGCTACTTCAGCTACTTGTTGACCAGAACTATTGTAGAAGTCTCGTGCTTTGATATCCTGGTTTCCGAAGTCAAAGTATTCTCCATTTACTAGAGCCATTTTATTTATTCCTTTTAAAAGTAGGTGGTGTTCTCAGATAGAGATTCATAGATGTAGTCCCTACGGACCCTTGCCTATTACACCACCTTAGTTGTTACGCTGTTACTGGAACGAAGTACTTAATAACCAACTGCGCCTTACCAGCCGTGAAAGCATGGGTAGCAACAGTAGTTGTCAAATAAGAATCGTATACCAATAGTGTACCGATTAAAGCACCATCGCAAGTTACTGTCTCACCTACAGCATCAATAGCTGTCTGCGCGATAGTAGCATCGATACCATCTTCATCAATGACATCACCGTTTTCTTTCTGAAGTCCGATAGTAAGAGTACCATCATCACTTGTAGAATCAAAAGCAGTAACAGTCTTCAATGTAGCTGACACAAGAAGTGCACCAGCAGGAAGATATGTACGATTTGAGATATCTAATCCTGTACGACCAGCCGCTACTGTTGGTAGACGAGAGTAGTCGATCTCAGCAATTAGAGTTTTGTATTCACCCGCCGGAGCAGGGGAACCACTTAGATTTCTTTTAGTCTTGTCAAGTCCGAATTGAACGACTAGACCATCAGAGTTTGTCCATGTAGCCATTATATTATTCTCCTATACTACTTGATCTGTATCAGTAAGAACACATACAAGATTCTCAGGACGGTACAGCTTGAAGCCATAACGAGCAGTTGTGACGTGCTCTTCACGTTGATAGTCTTTGTTGAACTCTGATTCGATCTGGATATCCTGACGCATAGCTCCCACGAATGGAAGTACATCAGAAGACGCTGAGAAGAACAAGTTAGCTTTACCAGCAGCAGTTGTTAAACCACCGATAGTTTCGTTAGCATCAGCAAGGAAGTTACTGGTGTAAACGTCAAAGCCATAAATGTTCTTAAGGAAGCGCATACCTGTAGACATACCTGTAGAAACGATACCTTCCCACATAGGGTTATTAGATACGTTAGTAAGGTTAGCAAGAGTATTGATAGTGTACTCTACTGAAGGATCTACGATAGCTACTAGGTTCTGTTGTGGTACGTTAGCTACTTTTAAAGCATGTAAAGCTCTTGCGAAATCTTTAACTGCAATAGTTTCGTTAGTACCTGAACCGACAAATCTGTGTGCTGCACCATTAATAGTGTTAGCATTAGCAGAAGTTTGTCCACTTTGTAGATTCAAGATGTCTGTTTCAATACGTTCCATGATAGCTCTCTTCATACCAGGTACGAAGGAAGCAGTCAATTGGTTAGCATAGAATGAATCTTGAAGTTGTTTTTTAGTAATATACGTAGATGATTCAATGTAAGTGTTAACAGTAAACTGGAACTCACCTGTATCAATAGCTGCGTATCTGACGGATTCATCTTCCACGTAGTTGCGTACTGAGAATTGACCAATAGAAGGGATTGTAAAAGTCTCTCCATCTGGGAAATCAGTAAGCATACGTACATAGCGTGTACCCATCAGCTCTTCTTGAAGGACTTCCTTCAAGTCTGTAGACCAGACCTCTGAACGAACGAGGTAGTCTGGTGCTGCGGTTGTAAAGCCTGACATTATTTTTCTCCTTTAGTTAGGCATCATAAGTACCGTCTTTTTTAGACTTAAGTACTTCTTGTTGTACGGAAGGAGTAAAGTATTTATTAGGTTCTTTCTTACGCAGTTCAGTCCAGTAGGCTTTAGTGCCGTACTTAACAGACGCATTAGAAGTGAATCCTTCAGAAGCAGTGTTTTTAGTACTGACTTCAAACTTTGTCCCTTCGTACTTCTTTGTTTCGTTTAATCCTAAGAGCTTAAAGAAAGCTGAAGGAGAACTACGAGCAGTGTCATGGAGGTACTTAACAGTAACACCCAATTCTTGAGCTTTTGACTTAAGTACTTCTACGGCTTTGTCACCATAGGTTTCTTTCATCTTAGCGTCTGCTTCTAATTCGTTAGCATCAAATTTCTTCTTAACCTCAAAGGAAGTTAATTTGGATTCAACTAGCTTACTTAGTGTATCCTCATCCAAAACAGGAGTGGTATTCTCCCTTGAACTATCGGCTGGCTTAGTCTGTTCCCGTAGAAGTTTTAGCACATCTTCCGATGTAGGACGACTCATAAGTTCTTTGCGTAACTCTGCATTTTCACCTTTGAGTTGATCGATGAAAGTATCAGCTTCTAGTTTCCCTTTAGCTAATGCCTCTGCATCCTTAAACTTTTTGTTTTCTCCTACTAACATCTCAATTGGTGAAACATCAGTAGTTTTTGTTGACTCATCGTTTGTCATTGATTGGTCAAAAGTTGTGGTCATTATTTATCTCCTTGGTCTAATAAACTCATCCACTGTTTTAGGCAACGTCTGTACCCATTAAGGTCAGCTTGTTTGTAGGCCCAACAGGGTGTCTCATAATCTTCCATACTAGTGGTTAATAATGAGTTAAATTCTTTCTCCATCATATCTCTAAGTCTTTCTACTATAGGAGAGTTCTGAAAAGACTGTTTAAATGAATCTCTTTCTTCTTGTGTAGTTAAATGTGCTACTAAGTTAGACTTCATTATTCATCTCCAGGTAAACCAGAAGGTGTCTGCGCCTCTAGTTGTAAATTTTCTTGCGCTTGTTGTACCATACGAGCTGTCTCTTGTTCTTCAACTATTCTAATATTCTCACCGTATAGTTCGTATTTCTCTAGGTCAAATACTTCCTCAAATAACTTAGCAAGTTTCTTACCACTCATGTGTGCCTTAACAGCAGGGTCTTGACCTATAGCACTATTAGCTAAGTTAGTTAAATTCTGTACAAGCATAGCTTCTTTAGCAAAGTGAGACGCACCTTTAGCTCTTAGTCTACCATTAGCAGTAATATCTTCCTTAGTAATACTTAAGAAGTTTACCACTTTGATATCATCATCCAGTGTACGAACAAGATCAGAACCACTAATATTTCTACGAGATAACTCTAGCATATCATTCAACGCTTCTTCTAAAAAGTTACGCTCAAAGAAAGAAATCTTATTCTGGAATATTCTACCTGTAGCGTTCTCTAATGTCTGTACTTCATATTTGGTTTTCTCACCTGGAGTTCTAATACCCATAGCTTGACGTGGAGCACCAGCTAATTCCTCCATCTTATTTTCTAATTCCCGTATTTGGAAGTCAGCATTAAGAGCAGTAGCATCTGGTACTAGGTAAGTTACATCACCTTCATCACCAACGTAGACTCTACCACCTGGTTTTACTTCAAACTCTTCTACAACACCCTTAATCTTAGTCATAGGGAAAGCAATAAAGTCGAATACGTCAGCCTTCAAATTCTCAAGGTGATCAATACGATACTGCATACCAACTAAGTTGTCTAATGGACCCATAGCGTAAAGGTTATCTTGTCTATTTCTCCAACCAGCGTGTTTAATTGCTGACTTACGTGACCAAGTGGGGGCAGGTTCCATCTTAGCTACGTGTGATCTATCTATTACAGTAATAATATGGTCCTCGTAGAACTTATCATTCTTAACATCGTATATATCACCATAGAATTGAAGTATCTCTACATAACCAGACATAAAGTAATCATACAAGTTACCAAATCCATCAATCTGAAAGCGATCTTGCTTTGCTACATCATCTCTTGATACACCAGTAAGGGAACTACGTGTATTTCCAGCTTTATCTACAGCCATCTTAAATAAGTTAACTGCTTCTTCATCATCTGGATAGTCTAATACCTGTTTCTTAAGTTCACCTAATGTTTTTACAGTCCTATAAATTTTAGGTGTGGATAGAAAATCAACAGCAGTGCAATCAAATACGATATCATGAGGACTAATACGTTTAATCTTGGGTCCAACATATCCTACAATCTCCTCTCCTGTTATGGAGTCTTTCTTATTCTCGTTTACATATTCAGTAGTACAAAAACAATTACCATAATCAATATAATCTAATACAAGTTGTGATACAGTAGTTTCAAAGTTACTCTGTTCTAGTTTATTCTTCATGTATGCCTGGATAGCATCACGTTTATCTTTAGTCTCAGCACTGCTATCAGCACCTTCCCATTTTAACCAATCTTCATTAGGGAATAAAGCTGCCATATAGTTAGCATGTAAGTTATCTCTAATCTGTGTTAACTTAGGAATAGTAGTAGAGTTCTTCCAAGGTAATTTAGCATTGGAAGTTGTCCTTGTATCAGTAGCAAAGATAAAGTTTCTTAACTCTCTGACTTTACTTAACCATTCGTTTCTGCTTATAGACCATCCATCGTACTGATTGGAAATCTGTGCAGCCAAATCGTCTCTGTTAAAGATGTGATCTAAGTCTAGTGTTTTACTACTCATTAATGTGCAACTCCGCCAAATCTACCGTGGTAGACTATATTGTTATTTCTTTTATTTTCAAATTGTGTCTTATCAGCAATAGGTGGTATAGCAATCTCAATAGCAGAAGCAAGAGCATCTTTAATATCATCGTGCTCAGGTCTACCTTGAATTAATTCCGCCTCTAGTAAGTTAGTATTACCACTTTCAGTATGCCATATAGTCATATTATCATACCTTGGTTCTAATACTGATCTAATACGTTCTTCTTTTGTTCCCTCATTACGAGTAGGTCTATGTTCATCTATACTTAAAGTTAAACCAGAAGGTCTGATGTAACTATCCTTCAAGTCTTTAACAATAGCGGACTGAGCAGCAGTAACCTCAGCTCTCAACTTACGGAACCCCCATTTAATATGTGCATCTAATACATGTTTAAAGTACTCACTGATTCTATCTGTTTTAAATCTATCTATGTCTAACACGTATATAAAACCGTCACAGTCAATACCAATAGTAACTAAAGCAGAAAAGTCAGCTCTCTTATTTAGTGAGTACGCAAAGTCAATAGCAGCATACACATTTAATTTACGTCCCTTATAATACCAACGGCCATCTCTAGAGTATAAAAACTTAGGGTCGTAGTACTGGAACTTTTCTTTTGGCACACCTGTTCCTTCTGGATCATTAGGATTATTATAATACTGTGCGTAGAACTTAGCCTTATCAAGATACTGTGCTTTCTTCTTAGCTAGAATCTCTGCGTTAAATCCGTATTGTTTACCATCTGAACGAGTCTGTCTAGGCCATAAGAAGTTACCAGTACCATCTCCTCTATCCTCTACAACTCTCTCAAAGATTTCATATAAAGGTTTAGAACCAATAATCATACCATCTTCATATACATCAGTAGCCATTTTACGTAGATCATTATATAAATCTTTAGAGTGGTATACTGTACCTACTACCCATTCTCTAGCTTCTGCACCTTCAATAGAAGATAACAAAGAGTATTGGCTTTGTACCTTAGTTCTTCCTTCTCCAGTGTAGGCGTTCTCATGTACAACTACGTCATCAAGTACTGCTATATCACAATGTAATCCTGTAAGTGAAGTTGTCAGGCCACCTGTAAATACTGTAGGATCACGTACTCCTTCTTTCTTACGTAATGGATGATCTAATGCAATCTCTGAATTAGTCCACTTCTCACGTTTACCTTCATCTAAGTTAACATGGTCAGGCCAGAACTCTCTATAAACTTTAGAAGTAATAATATCCTTAATAAATTTTAATTGTTTCTCTGCTAAGTTACTTGTAGAAGAAATATATAGTACACGTAAGTCAGGTCGTTTAGTAATCTCCCAGGCTACACGATAACCTATAAGAGCAGACTTCATATGGTCACGTGGAAGTAAAGTAAGTTGGTGTGAAGATGCACCAGGTCTAGTCCACCATTTAATTAACTCCTGGTGAATATGTCCAAGTATCCTTTGAGGTGCAACTAGATTAATAAACTTCTCTAGGTCAGCCTCAGCAGCATCTCTTATTTTATTCTTGGCTAGGTTCATTTAATCCTACACGTTCAGCATAATCTTTCATACTGTTTTCTAATTCTGCTTGTATCTTAGCTTCTTTCTCAATATCTTCTTTCTTAGGTCGTCCTCTAGTATGTTGATCCCAACCCTTTTCAGCAAGCCACTTAGCAGCAGCAAATCCCTTAGCACCTTTAGAACTGTCAACGATATTGTAGATAGCTTGAGATCTTAGTGCTACTTCTAATTCGTATCTCCACTTCTTAATATAGGGTTTGAAGAAAGTACAACGACAAAG